GTGGGAATAGATGTACAATATAATAAAGAAATTTAGTTAAATTTAATCGCCAGAAAATTGAAAAACATCCGTTTGACATCCCAAAAATCTGTGCTACTGTCCAAACATGAACGTGAATTACATCAAAAATATCGACGCAATGGCTGGATTGAAGGAATTACCCGACAAATCGATTCATTGTAGCCTGACATCACCTCCCTATTACAACCTTCGTCAATACACAGATGATAAAAATGAATTTGGATTGGCAGAGACACCTGAAGATTTTGTCAATGGATTGTGTGATTACTACGATGAAGTTTATCGTGTTCTGCGAGATGATGGTGTTGTTTTTGTAAACTTAGGGGATACCTATCTCGGAAGTGGTAAAGGTGTTTGGAAAAATAAGGATGAGCTTCAAAAAGAATCATTCAAATTTAATGAAAAACCCAAAGAGAAATTGGGAGGATGGAGAAAACCAAAACAATTGGCATTAATTCCTTTCCGTTTTGCCATCGAGATGCAGAATAGAGGATGGATTTTGAGAAATAATATCGTATGGCATAAAGGAAATGCCCTTCCACAGAGCGTCACAGATCGTTTTGTGGTTGATTTTGAATCGGTATTCATGTTCGTGAAAAGCAAATCGTATTATTTCAAACAACAAATTGAACCATTTGCCAATTCTTCTAATCCAATGGAAGTCTACACAGGAGAGGCTACAAAGGATTATGAGACTCAGAAGGCTCAGAACCCAAGTGATACGAAGAGAAGGATTCTGGATGCAATGCGTAAGCGAGGAGGACGCTCCATGAGAGCAGTCTGGAAAATCAATACCAAACCAAACAAATCGGTCCACACAGCCACATTTCCCGAAGAATTGGTAGAACGTATGTTGAAGAGTGGATGCCCTGAAGATGGTGTCGTATTGGACTTCTTTATGGGTTCAGGAACAACGGGAGCAGTTGCCAAACAATTAGGTATGAATTATATCGGATTTGATTTGAATTCTGAATATTGTGAAGTGGCAAGAAAAAGAATTAATTCTTTTTAATTTTCTTTCTGCGCTTTTTATTTTTTAATTTACCTCTCCTTGTGGTGATACCCATCCCATAAGGGTTCCTAGCATCTCCTGGAGCAAACCAATCGGTGTTTTCAATACCAGCATGACCAGCAACATCCCCCCCATATACGTCTCCAGCAGTCATATCTTCATTCAACATTTGTTGATAAAGATTTGCGATGTTATTTTGATCATTGACAAAGGGTTTGCTCATGTTATTATTTAACTAAATGATGAGAGTAGTGAATAAGTCAAAACATAAGCCGACTCCCGATGATGTCTATATTGGGCGTGGCTCTGTTTTAGGTAATCCTTATCATTCCAAAGAATCCGATCATCCTCAAGCTCTTTATAAAGTGGAAACCACTGAAGAAGCTATTGAAGGATATGAAAAACACTTTGAGTATTCCTATTCCAATGATGCAGCTTTTCATAAATATGTTCGTGAATTAATTGAACGAGAGTTAGATGATAAGGATACAAATCTTGTTTGCTACTGCGCTCCCGATAAATGTCATGGTGACTTTATCAAAAAATCTGTAGAAGATGCGTCGAATCAAATCCGATGGTCTTCTTTTATGTAAAAATTATGAGTTACGAACTAATTAAAAAATACCAAGCTCAATATGAAGAATTTGCTAAGATCACAGACTTCAATCTTGAAGATGTGACTAGAAGAGTTCCCGCAGAGAAACACTTTTGGGTGTGTCGTCTCATTGATGCAAAAATCGAGAAAGACAAACTCTACAGATCAAAAGCATCTACCAAACACACTCTTCAGAAGAAAATCATGGAAGAGTCTCCAGTGGCTCTAAATAAGCAGGTCTTGGACGATTTAGATAAGACTCCATCATTGGAAAACATCAATCAAAAAATTAAAGAACAAGAGTATCTCATCGAATACTTAACAAAAATTGTTGATATCATTACCTTCATTGGTAATGATATTAAAAATATTTTGGAATTGCGGAAACTACAGGAATTATGAGTGAATATAAATTAAACCCAGAAGAATCTTTTTACGAAAATATCATTCGCGTTTTTAAAATGAAAATGGAACACGAAAAAATCAAATTTGATTATATCAATCCAAATATGATGGCAGAAATTCTTGAAAAATTGGAAAATTATGGTAGATTTGAGGCTGATGAAGAAATTTGGGAATGGATACGAGATATGTATGGAGCATGATAACATTTGATTATAAACCGACTAAGCGACAGGGGCAATTGATTACGGATTCCGAAACACTCGGTATGATTCGTAATCATTTTTCTGTTAAGAATGATGGTGCTTCTTTTGCTAAGAAGAAAGGGCATCGTTTTGTGAAAGACCGTAAGTATGCGATTACTCCCACTGGTTTGTTTGACTTCGGATTTTATGGGGAGATTCTGAAATATCTAAGAGATAACCAAATTACTGATATCACATTCACTGATGAATTTCGTGATAGGTTGAAATGTGGTATTGGAAAATTTGATTTCAAAGATGAACTCAAATACGATGCTCGTTATTATCAGAAAGATTCTATCATAGCTGGTTTGGAGAAAGGTTATGGTGTTTTCCTATTAGCAACAGGTGCAGGTAAATCTTTAGCCCAAGCATTACTGATAGAAAATTATATGGAAAACGTATCAAATGAGACATTCAAATGTCTCATTGTAGTCCCAGGTCTTTCTCTTGTAAATCAGTTACAAAAAGATTTCGAGGACTACCAAGTTACATTTTCATATTCAGGTTGGACTGGTGAAAGTCCCTTACAAGATACTCAAGTTGTTATATGCAATACTCAGAATTTAGGTTCTAAATTTACTGACAATTCTTGGATACTTGATGTAGATTTACTAGTGGTCGATGAGTGTCATGGTGTCAATAGTGATGCCAATTTGTCAAAAATTATTAATAAAATCAAAACACCAAATAAATTCGGTTTTACAGGGACACTATCCGATAAACCATTGAATCAATGGAAAACGCTCGGTGTTTTTGGATCGGTAATTTATGAGAAGAAATCCAAAGAATTGAGAGATGAGAAATATCTATCAAATGTTAATATAAATGTTTTAAAATTGAAACATTCAAAAACATATAAATTAAATTATAAACAAGAATTAGAATACTTATATAAAAATGAAAAAAGAAATAATTTTATTCACAGATTGGCTAGTAAACTTAATGGGAATGTTCTTATCATGGTCAATCACTTGGAACATGGCGATACTTTATCATCTATTATGTCTAGTGGACTGGATAGACACATATATTTTGTCAAAGGTGAAGTCGATGTTCAAGAAAGACAAAAAATAATTGACATAATGGAAAAGAATGATAATATTATTTGCATTGCAATGTCATCTATCTTTTCTACTGGTATCAACATTAAAAATATTCCAAATATTATGTTTGTTGGATTGGGTAAAAGCTTTATTCGTGTTGTTCAATCAATTGGTAGAGGACTTCGTTTGCATGAAAGTAAAGATAAATTGAGGATATTTGACATTGTAGATAATACCAAATATTCATCTTCCCATGCTGAATACAGACAAGAAATTTACGATAAAGAAGATATCCAATGGACAGAAAGAACAATTGAAATAAATGAGTAATAAAAATGAGTATTATGTGAACTCAAAAGAGTTCCGACAGCTATTAACCGATTATTATCAGTCTGATAATATGACTAATGATTTGGCATTAAACATTGTTAAAATAGCGGAGGGATTATCATATAATCATCGCTTTATTCGATATTCTCGAAGTTGGAAAGAAGAAATGGTCGGAGATGCGATTGTAAAAATGTATCATGCTTTGGAGAAAAAGTTATATAACATTAAATCAGAATTTAACCCATTTTCTTATTTCAATCGTATTGCATGGAACGCATTTACTAATCGTATCAATAAAGAGAAGGGGCAGCACGAAGGTCTGAATGAATATAAAGAAATGGTATATATGGAATCGATGTCTGATCCTCATGCAATGGGTCATGTATATGTGAAACCAGTTATGGAAGGAGATGAGTATGATGACAATGATTAAGAAACCAAAAGTAGCAATATTTTCTGACCTTCATTTAGGTCTTTATGGAAATTCGACAGAGTGGCATGAAATTGCTCTCAAGTGGGCAGATTGGATTACTGCTGATTTGAAGAAAAAGAAAATCGTGGACATTTTTTTCCTTGGTGACTTTTTCCATAATCGTTCAGAAATCTCTGTGCAAACCATCCATGTGGCATCAGAATTGGTCGCGAAGTTCAAGGGCTTCAACATGTTGATGGTAATTGGAAATCATGATGCTTTCTATAAAAATCGTAGTGATGTGCATAGTTTGGGTTTCCTCAAGGGTCACGATAACATTACGATTATCGATCAGAACTTGGAATTTGAGGCATTTGGTAAAAAAATATTATTTGTTCCTTGGAATCACGAATTGCCAGACGGTAAATTTGACCATATTTTCGGACACTTTGAAATCCAGACATTTCAAATGAACAATTATAAGGTTTGTGATCACGGATTCCAAGTCATGGATTTCTTAGCATCCCGAACCACCAATGTTTGGTCTGGTCACTTCCATACCAAGAGTATTAAGAAATACAACGAAGGAACGATTCGATACATTGGTAATACTTTCCATCATGATTTCAACGATTGTTGGGATGACAAGGGTTATCACATCCTGAATCTGGAAGATGATTCGGTGGAATTTGTGAAAAACACGGTGTCTCCAGAATTTATCAAGATTCCTCTGACTAAAATCAAGGACTATAAAGCGGAGGATATCGAAGGAAACATCATCAAGCTCATAGTTGACAAAGACATTGAAGATGATAAGGTTGAGAAGTTCAAAGTCTATCTGTCTAACTTCGCTCCTTTCCGTCTCACCACGGAATACAACGTGGCAACGAAGACAATTGGTGATGTTGAACAAGTGGATTCTGTTGATATTGTGGGAATGTTTGATGAGTTCTACGAACAACTCAAGCTGGATGATGAGCAATTGATGAGAGTGAAGAAAATTAACGATGAGTTATACGAAAAGTGTAAATGAAAGTTACTTTGAATGTGATAATATTCATGATTTACATGATCATCACGTAGTTCCTAAATTATTAGGAGGGAAAAGAACAATTAAAATTTGTTCAGTGTGTCATGGAAAAATACACAATTTAGATTTTACAAATCATGGAAATTTAATTAAAATAGCTCTAAAAAAGAAAAAAATAAATGGCGAATTACTTGGACGACCCAAAGGGAAATGTGATCCCGATGAAATTCTGAAAAAATATCCAGACATACATTTATGTTTATTGGATAAAATGTCCGTGAGAAAAACAGTAAAACATACTGGTAAAAGCCAATCAACAGTTCAAAGAATTAAAAAGATATTAGATGAAAAAAATAA